TGCTGATCCTCGACGAGGCGATGGTTCTCGACGCATCGAGCGAAGCGGCACTGCTGCCACTGACGGCGAAATCAGCCGCGGCCGGCCGCGGCCAGGTGATCTACGCATCGAGCGCGGGCAGCGATCAGCCCGAGTCGGAGATTCTGAAGCGACTGTCCGATCGTGGCCGGGAAGCCCACGGCACCGCGCCGGCAGGGTTCACGTTCCGCGAATGGACGGCAGACCGGCGGGCCGACATCGCTGACCCGCAGACGTGGCGGGATGCGAACCCTTCACTCGGGACCGTTGTCCTGTCTGAGAAGTTCCTGCGCGATCAACTGCTACGAATGAAGCCCGAGGAGTTCGGCCGGGAGCATCTCGGGTGGTGGTCGGCATCGACTGACCTGCCGTTGATCGACCCGACGGACTGGCAAGCCCTGATCGTGGACACCGAACCTACGCCGGCGAACGCCGCGATGTGGGTGTCCTTCGATCTGGCACCTGATCGCCGGACGGCCCGGCTGCTCGGGTTCTTCCGCACCGATACGGGCAAGGTCGCCGTATCCGTCCTCGACTCGATCAACGACGACCGCGGCATCGATGGCGACTCGTACGCGCAGCACGTCCTGAGCATCGTCACCCGGTACGAGCCCGAGGTCATCGGCTACGACCGGCTGACCGGCGAGCATGTCGCGCAACTGCTCGCAAACTCCGGATGGAAGAACCGACTCCGGCCGATGTCCGGGGCGAAGGCCGCTAACGGTGTCGGCACACTGAAGGCACTCGTCACGACAGGAATGCTCGAGCATGACGGGCACCCTGATCTCGCCGATGACTTGTCACGGGCGATCGGTAAGGCATTCGCCGACGGTGGTCAGGTGTTTTCTCGCAAGGCCGCGACCGATGGCTCGATCGCCGGCGCGATCGCACTCGGGAACGGAATCTTCCTCGCCGCTGACGAACTGCTCGCATAATTCCGCGACACGCCGACGGTGACTTGACGCACTCCCGAATCCTGCGATATCGGAAGATGAGTGCCGATCTTCGCAACTCGCCTGCGCAACGCTTCCGAGCAGTTGACCGCGGCCACCGTGGTCGAACCTGTCGACCCGATCGCCGCTGCAGCACGCGCCGCGATCGATGGATTATTCACCGGGAACACTCACGTCTCCCGAATCCTCGCCGACCGGGTGCCCGCATACCGCCGGTCGAAGGTCCTGATCGCGTCGAACATCTCGCAACTGAAACTCCTGCAGCGCAGGGACACGACCGGCGATCTCATGCCGAGCATCCCGTTCCTACGCCGGCCGAACCCTGACCGCATCGCGTCGGCACTGTGGGCCGATGTCGTCGCCGACATGGCCGACTACGGCATCGGCTACCTGCTCAACCCGAATTGGGGAAGCCCCGACGGATGGCGATACGCCGACTCAACGTTCACAATGCGTAAGCACAAGTCAGTCGTGAACCTGCCGTTCGATGCGATCGTCGACACCGATGCCACGTCATACCTGATCGACATCGACGGGCATCAGACCCGTGTCCCCGCGTGGGGAGTTCTCGCATTCGAGTGCGCTGCCGGTCGATGGCTGACCGATGGTGCCCGGGCAATCACGACCGCGATCACCCTCGAGGACGCGGCCCGCGAATACGCGAAGCACCCCGCGCCCCGGGTCGTCGTCACGAACACCGGCCCACGCAAGACCGGCGAACAGGTCGATCAACTGATGGAAGCCTTCGCATCGTCCGGCCCGGCCGTGTACGTCGGCCGCGACATCTCAGTCGACCCGTTCCAGATGAACGCGCAGGAGATCGCACTCAGCGAAGCCCGCAGCGCAGTCGTCCTCGACATCGCCCGACTGACCGGTGTCCCCGCCCTGTACCTGTCGCAGGGCATCGCCGACGCGACCATGACCTACGTCAACGCGACCTCGGCCCGCATCGACTTGCACTCGGCGATGCTGCCATTCATCACCGCCATCGAGGAGCGTCTGTCCTTCGATGACGTAACCGGTGAGGGCGTCCACGTCGAGTTCGATGTCGCCCCGTTCCTGCGCGTCGATCCGGCGATGCGTGCGCAGATCGCATCGGCCCTCGTGCCGATCGGTGTCATGTCCATCGATGAAGCCCGGGCCGCTGAAGGCCTTGTCGTTCAACAAGGGAAGCCCGCATGAAGATCGAGTTCAGTAGCCCCATCACTGCAGCCGACGCCGGTCGCCGCATCATCGCCGGCAGGATCGTCACCTTCGGTGAGATCGGCCATACGTCAGCCGGCCCGACAGTGTTCGAGCCCGGATCGATCACGTTTGGCGAGGACATCCACCTGATGTTCGAGCATGACACCACACGCCCCCTCGGGCGTGCGCTGCAACTGAACGAAACCCCTGAAGGCATCGAGGGCGAGTTCAAGATCGCATCGACATCAGCCGGTAACGATGCACTCGTCGAAGCCGCTGACGGGCTGCGGCCCGCATTCTCCGTCGGTGTCGATGTCACCGATCACCGCATCGAGGCAGACGGCACCCTGGTCGTGACCGCATCGATCCTCGATCACGTCGGCCATGTGTGCCGGCCCGCAATCTCCTCCGCACGAATCGATCGTGTGGCGGCATCTGAAAATCCAACCGAGAAGGAACCCGAAATGACTGATCCCGAGATCATCGAGGTCGTGGAGACTGAGGAGACTGTCGAGGCAGTCGTCGAGGCTTCCCGCCCCGTCACCACCATCACCGCGGCACGCACCACCGCCCGCCCGTTGTTCGCATCGGCCGGAGACTTCGCTCGTGCGATCGTCCTCGCCGAGCGTGGCGACCGTGACATGGCTCGCCGTGTCGAGGCCGCAATCACCCCGGCCGGCACTGCCGACGCCGTGGGCATTGTTCCCGCGGCCTACACGCAGCAGATCGTCGATCACGTCGCCGACATTCGCCCGCTGCAGTCAAACCTGCGCAACGTTGCAATGACTTCGACCGGCATGAAGATCGTCAAGCCGAAGTGGGGCACCACTGCAAACGGTGGATGGACGACCGCTGAGAACGCTGCCGTCGCCACAAATAAGCCGACCGTCGTGAACTACGAGGTCGACGTTCAGCAGTGGGCATTCGCCTTCGGTGCATCCGTTGCACTCATTGAGCGCAGCGATCCGTCATACGTCGACGCCGTGTACGCCGGCGCAATCAAGGACTACCACAACGATGTCGAGACGACCATCGCCACGGAACTCCTCGCCATCACGAACACCGTCGCAAGTGGTGCCGATCACCTGAAGTCACTCGGTGCCGCAGCAGCGAAGGTCTACACCGACGTGAAGCAAGCCCCGAACAAGGCATTCATCGCGCCCGACGTGTGGGCCGATCTCGTGTCATCGCAGGGCACCCTGCTCATCGGCTCGGGTAACGGTTCACTCGGCTCGGTGTCCGGCAACCTGCTCGGGCTCGATCTCGTCGTGTCCCCGACCCTGACTGCCGGTTCGATCATCGTCGGTGTGTCGAGCGCATACGAGATTCGTGAATCGTCCTCAATCCGTCTGTCGGCGAACCTGATCGGCACGATGACCGTCGAGTTCGGTGTCACGTCCTTCGCATCCTTCGACCTCGAGGACGCCAAGGCATTCGTCAAGGTCAGCGCAGCAGCCCCGGCGAGCAAGTAATCCGAACCCCCGCACGTTCCTCCCGTGGCGTGCGGGTCCTCCGGAGTGTGGGCCAGGGGAAACCCCTGGCCCACATTCGGACAACATCAGGAGATAAATCATGGCCATCGTCACCGGTGCAGATGTCGCCGCAGCCCTCGGGCTGCCCTCGACGACGGCAACCCTCGACGGTGTGGCCGCAGTCGCCGACCAACTGATCACGCCCTACGTCACCACCACGGGCAGCACAGACCCCGTACCGGCACCCGTCCGGGAAGCCGGAATCGTGATGGCGATCGACATCCTTCAGAACCGAACCGCAGCCGGCGGGCAATCCGTCGGCATGGACGGGCAGCCCGGCCCGTACCGCATGGGCGCATCACTACTCGCCCGCGTGCAAGGACTGCTCGGCCCGTGGCTCGACGTGCGTGGTGACCTGCGATGAACCCGATCACTGAAGCCCGCATCGCCGTCGTCGATGCCCTCGTCGCATCCGGAGTCAACGCTTACGGATTCACCCCGCCGACCCTGATCCCGCCCCTGGCCATCGTGCAGGCCGGTTCGCCTTGGCTCGAGCCCGACCGCATCGGTCCGGACTTCGCCGCACGCATCACGATGCGCGTCGAGTGCATCGTCAACGTCGTCGACGCGGCGACCGCCATCACGGCCCTCGAGGAACTGGTTATC